TGGTCCCGATGACGTTCGGGAGGACGGGGGAGTTGCACCACCATTACTTGTTGTGTGGGAACGAGCCTCGCACTGGCGAGCTAATGAGCCGAAGCTCAGGAGGATGAGGAGGAGAGGAGTGGTGAATGAAGCCTCACCTTTCCGCGGATGGTCAGTGTACATGTCGCGGAGGTTGAGTAGGAGGGGGCGGTGGAGTAGATGAGGAGTTTAGGGGTGTCAGTGTAGGTGACGGAATCTTTGATGATGGGGTTGATGTTGGTGAGGGGGCAGGGGACGATGATGGGGGAAGTGGAGTTGATGGAACCCCCGACGCAAAATTCTTGACCTCCGAAGACGTCAAGGATTTTGGCGGCGGTGGCGGTGGAATTATAGGGGACCCACGCGAGGGCCACGGAGGTTGGGAAGGCGGGGGCGTAGCCATTGGGGTGAATGATGGCCTGGAGGTCAGTGAGAATGGCGTGGCGGTAGAGGGAGGTGTAGGCGGTGATGGCGGCCTGGGCCGCAATGCTGACGAAGTCGGCGGTGGGTTCAACGCCGAGGGAAGCGATGGTAAACTGGAAGGGGTAGACAATTTCAGGGGGAGGAGAACCGGATTGTGAGGGAAGTTCGGATGCTTTAGTGTTGATGAGGGGCTGGGGAGCGAGAATGAGATCGGAAGACATGTTGGCTATTGAACGTGGT